CAGAGCATTTCTAAGCGATCCTAGTTGGGGATTTTATAATACCGATATGGCCGGTATATTCTATTGTATAGAGAAAAACGGTTTAAAGGTACGGAGACAAGAGTTCTTGACAGCCTTTACACCTAATGTACCCTCAAGATCGATACGGAGAGATCAAGTCTTCTCATGTTATAACATAAATAACGTAACTGGTAGACCTTCTAATTCATTTAACAGTATTAATTTTTTAGCTATACCTAAAACAGAGGTACGAGAAACTCTAATACCGGCAAACGGTTTATTTATGGAGATTGATTACGATGGGTATCATGTAAGATTACTTGGGGAATTAGTTGAGTATAAATTTACTGAAGAGTCTATACACACTCAGTTAGGTAGGTACTATTTTAAAAAAGATACTTTAACCGAAGAAGAGTATAAACAATCAAAACAAAAAACATTTCAATACCTGTATAGCAGTCAAATTCAAGAAGTCATACATATTCCGTTTTTTAAGAAAGTATCGGAATATGCCGAGAAGATTTGGAATACATTTGTAACTGAGAAAGAGATTAGAGTACCCGGATCTAATAAACTATTTACGCATAAGGTAGCTGACCTGACTAAACAAAAGCTACTAAACTACTTTATTCAGAACTTTGAGACTACAAGAAATGTTAGGGTGTTAAAGGAATTATTGCGAATGTTAACTAAATACAAAACTAAAATCGTACTAAACACATATGATGCAGTCCTTTTTGATATGCATCCAGAAGAGAAAGACGAAATACTTCCGTTAATAGAAGTTATAGCTACTACTCAAGGTACATACCCGGTTAAGGTAAAATACGGAAAATCTTATTTTTTCTAAAAACTACCTTATTTATATTAAAGAAGTGGTATAAAATGGTGACTAAAATACTGTGTACGTTTTTAGGGAAAGAAGAAATTCCGGATAGGATTGAACTACTTAGTAAGACATACAGTATTCTTTTTGATAGAATTTTTATACTTTATAGCAATAACAGCCAAGAGTATATACTTAGCTACAGCGTTAGTTCTGAGAGCTTAGATAGACTACCCTCCAACACTATTACCGTACATCGAAAAAAAGAATCGAACACACTTTATACAATCAATGCATTAAATCAAGTAGTATATAACCTAAACGGCGGTGTATTAGATAAGAGCTATCCTATACCTTGGGATAAATACAGGAACAGTATACTGTTAACAAAAGGTCCAGACCTAAGAATTTTACATACTAAATTATTCGATATCGTAGATTTGAAAGTTGCTAATTAGTATTATTTTTGATATACTATTAGAAAAACTAATAAATTTATGGATATTAATGCAATTAAGGCTAAACTAGCCGGCATGAATCGTTCTCAGGATAAAGAGAAGATCGATTATGCTAAAGTTTTCTGGAATCCTGGAATCGGATCTCACCAGATAAGGATTGTACCCTCTATGTATAGTCCTACATTACCATTTACCGAGCTGTTCTTTCACTACAATATCGGTAAATACCCTATGATAGCACTTACGAACTTCGGGGAGCAAGACCCTATCGTTGAATTTGTAGCTGAGTTGAAAAAGACTTCTGACAAAGATAACTGGTCCTTAGCTGGTAAACTAGCACCTAAGATGAGAATCTTTGCACCTGTTGTTGTTAGAGGTGAAGAAGAGATGGGAGTACGGCTATGGAGCTTTGGTAAGACTATTCAAAAAGCTTTATTCACTTTAGCTACCGATGAAGAGATTGGGGACTTCACCGATATTATTAACGGAAGAGATTTAACAGTGGATAAGGTTGCAGGTAACCCGTATCCCGAAACAACTGTTAGGCCTAGGATAAAAGAGAGTTCTTTAACTAAAGATAATGCTTTGGTAGAGAAATGGCTTAAAGAACAGCCTAACCCTCTTGAATGTTTTACCAAGTATGACTACGCTTTTATTAAAAAGCAGCTACAAGCCTGGCTTAATCCAGAAGAAGCTATAGAAGAGGCAACACCTGCTGCTACTACTCCTGCTGCAGAAGTACAAGAACCAACACAGCCTCCGGTGGCCAAGACAAATAAGGTAATGTCTGATTTCAGTGATTTATTTGATTAATAGATGAATAAGAAAAAAGCAATTTCTGAGAGCGCTACTGCTGCTATTAAAGCAGGCTTTGATTTATCAAAATTTAAGGACAATAAAAAACTGTCTTCAAGTAGTGTTAAATTTAAAGCACAGAAGTGGATTCCATTATCACCAGCTTTTCAAGCAATAACAAGTATACCCGGTATACCTACAGGGCATATAACATTGCTTAGAGGGCATAGCGATACGGGTAAGACTACCTCACTGCTGGAGGCAGCAGTAGCCTCCCAGCGAATGGGAATACTTCCGGTTTTTATTATTACGGAGATGAAATGGTCATGGGAGCATGCTATACAGATGGGTCTAGAAGTAAACGAAATTGTAGATAAAGAAACTGGTGAAGTGATTGATTACGATGGATTCTTTATTTATACCGACAGGAGCAGGATCGATACTATCGAGGATGTTGCCGAGTTTATTTTAGATCTAATCGACGAGCAGAAGAAAGGACATTTGCCTTACGATATGATGTTCTTTTGGGATTCTGTAGGATCAGTACCTTGTGAATTATCAGTTAGGTCTAATAAGAATAATAACGAATGGAATAGCGGGGCCATGTCTACACAATTTGGTAATAATGTAAATCAGAAAATATTATTATCACGAAAAGAAGCATCACCGTACACTAATACTCTTGTCTGTATTAATAAAGTCTGGACTATGAAACCAGACGCACCGATGGGACAACCTAAGATGATGAACAAAGGAGGAATGTCTATGTGGTACGATGCTACGTTAGTAGTTACGTACGGTAATATAACAAACCCAGGTACCTCCAAGTTGAAAGCTGTTAAAGACGGTCTGCAGGTAGAGTTCGCAAAAAGAACCAACATACAGGTAGAGAAGAATCATATCAACGGAGTACAAACACGCGGTAGGATTATTATGACACCACATGGGTTTATTGAGGATACACCAAAAGCCGTAGAAGATTATAAAAAGCAACACAAAGAACACTGGCTAAACATATTCGGTACTGTAGATTTTGAACTGAAAGAAGAAGGTAACATGGAAGAGGATAAAGTAGTAGTCAGTGAAATCGAACCATAACGACCTATTAGAGAAACTTCAGCCCAGGCCTCCTAGAAAACTTAACGACCATATACTGTTGGTCGATGCGTTAAACACGTTTATCCGTAGTTTTGCTACAGTAAACTATCTTAACCCGCAAGGTAATCATATAGGAGGCCTGGCTGGTTTCTTAAAATCGCTTGCGTATATGATACGGGTGCATGAACCTACCCGGGTAGTCATAGTATTCGACGGCAAGGGGTCTACAGTTAACAGAAAGAATATAGACCCTAGTTATAAGGCACAGAGAAGTCTAAGCAGAATAACTAACTGGGAGATTTACGAAGACAGGGATGCTGAGAGAGAGTCTATGTCTACTCAGATAGAAAGACTTGTTGAATACTTACAATGTTTACCAGTACAGATGGTGAGCATTGATAAAGTTGAGGCTGATGATATTATAGCACTAATAGCTAAAATTTTTAGCCAAAACAAAAAGAAAGCCACAATTGTGTCTTCAGATAAAGATTTTCTACAACTGGTAGACTCAAATATCGGAGTATATTCCCCTATAAAGAAAAAACATTATACTGAATCATTAGTTGTTGAAGAATTTAAAACCACTCCAGCTAATTACTTAATAGGTAAAGCTATACTAGGTGATCAATCCGATAACTTACCAGGAGTAAATAAGATTGGACCTAAGACGTTACATAAGTTATTTCCAAATTTATCAACAACCGATATTTCGTTAGAGGGTGTGTTTAAGGAATGTGAAAGTAAGTATGAAACTAATAAGGGGTATTTAGCTATTTTAGGCCAAAAAGATAGAGTTGAAACTAACTACGAGCTAATGAATTTGCTTAATCCTAATATACCTGACTACGAAATCGAAGTTATTAAGAAGCTTTTACTAGAGAGTAATACGGTATTAAACACAATGGCATTTGAAATGTTATATGAGTCCGATAATATGAATGCAAGCGTTGCACAAAACATAACTTCCTGGTTGGAAGCTTTCAGGAATCTTACTACATTTAAGAAATAGACTAATGATACTTCAACGACTTTCGCAATACGGCTTACCATTTCAAATTAAAGTTCTTTCTTCGATTCTAACTGATAAAGGGTTCCTAC